GCATCATCATTTCGGCGTCTACCGCAGCCTCCGGCGGCGGGATCGCCATGTCATACCTGTTTGGCTAAAGGTGCCTAAATGCCGTCTCCCAACATCGTCTCGCCGACTTCGATTGTCCTGAAAAGCATTGGCACGTCGGTAGGCACGTCGAACCTGACGGTCGTGACCTGCCCGTCCAACAAGTCGATCAAGGTTTCGTCGTTGATGGCCGCCAACGTGACGGCGACGGCGTCGTCGATCAGCCTGCGGTTCGACGACGGCACGGCGACGCATTCGATGATGGCGAGCATCGCCGTGCCCGACAACGCGACGCTCTTGTGCATCACCCGCGAGAACCCCGCCTACCTCAAGGAAGGCGAGAAGATCGAGGCGGTGTGCGACGCCGAGAACGCAATCCACCTCACTGGAAGCTACGAGGAAATCTCGTGACGAGCCGGTATATCGGATTCACGCCGTCGCCCACGACATCGTCGGCATCCGGCATCTGGTCGCCGGGTGAAGTTCATGGGTACCGATCCGCCAGCCTCTGGCCGTCGGCGCCGCCGGCGATGTTCCCGAATCCACTTGACCTTGACCCGGCTTCCATCAGCGGACTGACCGGCTGGTGGGACGCCTCGGACTCTTCGACGTTATTTGATGCTACGTCTGGCGGATCGCAGGTCGCCGCCGATGGCACTGTTGCCAGATGGGAAGACAAGAGCGGCGCAGGCAATCACTGGTATCAGGACGTGGGTACGTCTATGCCAGCGCGAAAAACAGGCGTTCGCAATTCCCGCGATGTTCTTCGGTTTGATGGCACCGACGATTCAATGTCTTTCAGCGTGTGGACGCCAAACATAGGTCTGCTCGTGTCCGCGGCCGCGCACACTGTCTTTGCCGTCTTTAAGGCGGAGTCGGTGTCAACGAACGACTCGTCTGACGACGCATATTTAAACGTGTCAATTCTTTCTGACGGCGGCCCCGTTTATTCGATCATGTACCTTCGGTCGTCTGGAGTCGTTGGGACGCTTGTCATAAGTGATTGGAGCGCAACAAGAGTAAAAGCGTCGCGCTCGCTAACTGTCGGAAGTTGGGCAGCTGTCACGTCGCGTCATGACTCCACTATCGCGGTGCACGTAAACGGGGAGGCCGGCACGGCGTCAGGGGCCGCCACTGCGGTTAACACAGTCAACAGTGCGGTCCTTGGTAGCTCGTACTTTGGGTCTACCTTTCACGGCGACCTCGCCGAACTCATCACGTACAACGTGGCCCTCTCAGCCACTGACCGCGAAGCGGTAGAGTCGTACCTGATGGCAAAATGGGGGCTGTAGCCTCGCTGCTTGCGTCTCCTGCCGGCTAAGTCTAGGCAATTCGCCCCAAACTCCCTTGACCCCGTGAGCCTACACCCCACAATAAAGGCCCATGCCATGCGACCACCATTTTACGCTGGCCGGTATGAAGTGGCTTTTCCGCTTCACGCGGCTGCGTGGGCTGGCGGCCGGATGGGCCTACGTCCCTGACGCCAAGAACCCAAAGCTCGCCAGGAAGATACTCATCGACGAGCGTCTGCGTGGGCGGTCGAAGCTGGAAACCATCATCCACGAATGTCTCCACGTCTGCCCAGGAGGCCCAGCGGTCGATGAGGCCCATGTGACCGAGTCGGCCAGAGATATCGCCCGCGTCCTCTGGGCGCTGGGCTACCGCGAAACGGAGTGAACTCTATGGCGAAGCGTTCCGCCATCGCCGCGCTCGACGCGGCCATCAAGCACTCGCAGGCCAACGGCCCGCAGCGGTCTTGGTTCTCCAAGCTGCCCAAGGAGGCGCAGCAGGACTTTGCCGAGATCAAGAGCCGGTATGCCGCCGGCCAATATCGCGGCGTTTCTGTCGCGATCATTCACAGAGCCGCAATCGCCAGATGCAAGGAGGAAGGATGGCCGGAACCAAAAAGCGTCGGCACGATAAGGGACTGGCTGAATTCCTAGACCGCGAGATCGACATCGCCAAGGACGCCGAGGCCGCCCGGCTCCGCGACGAACTGACGACAATGCGTCGGAAGTACGAAGCGGCGCTGAAGCAGGTTGACGCCGCCAAGGCGAAGGCCGATCAGATCGTCGGGATGCAGGGCATCAAGGCGGCGAAGAAGCTTCCGACGCTCAAGAAGAGCGGTCGCCGCAACCCAGCGACGATGATGGTGCTGCTCTCCGACATTCACTGCGAGGAGCCTGTGTCGTTGGCCGAGACGAACGGGCTGAACCAGTATTCCCTCGACATCTGCGAGAAGCGACTGGCCGAGCTTCAGGAGCGGTTCTTCACGCTCCTCGAGCACGAGCGGCATCTCGCCGACATCGGCCGCGTCGTCGTCTGGCTCGGCGGCGACCTCGTCAGTGGGCATATCCATGAGGAACTGGCCGAGAAGAGCCAGCTTGCCCCGATGCCGGCCTGCCGCTGGATCGGCGCCAGGATGCGGCGGTTCATCGACGCCGTCAGCGATAACGCCGATCAAGTCGTGGTGGCGACTTCCAGCGGGAATCATGGCAGGAGCACCCCCAAGCTGCGCTGCCAAACAGAGCTGGAGCACAGCTTCGAGCAGAACCTATATCTGACGATGGCCGCCGCGGAGACGCGGAAGAACGTCCACTGGCAAGTGGCCGAGGGCGAACTGAACTACGTCGATCTCGACGGCTTCACGGTTCGCTTCCTGCACGGGTTCTCCATCAAATACAGCGGCGGCGTCTACGGCCTCGCCTTGCCGGCGATGAAGGCGATCTCGGCGTGGGATGCGAGTCGGCGCGCCGACCTCACCTGCTTCGGCCACTACCACTCGTTTGGCTGGCTCCGCGGCGGCCGCTACGTCTCGAACGGCAGCGTCATCGGCCACTCTAGCTACACCGTGCGCATCAAAGCCGGCCACGAGGCTCCCTGCCAGGCCGCGGTCGTGATTGACCACTCCCGCAACGAAGTCACGAAGGCGATGCCGATCTGGTGCGACCGCGACCTGCGGGGGGCGTCGTGAACGATACCTTCCTGCTCCGCAAGGCGGCCGAGGAAGCCGCCGAGCACTCCGAAGACTCTCGCACGCAGAATGGCGCGACGCTCCTGCTCGACTCCGGCCGCTGGCTCACCGCCGCCAACTGGCTGCCGCTGGGCGTCGAGTCGCGGCCCGAGCGGCTCGAGGCTCCAGAGAAATACCGCTGGATCGAACACGCCGAACGCGCCGTGATCTTGAAGGCCGCCGCCTGCGGGGCTAGGACGCGAGGTTCAGTGCTCTACTGCCCGTGGTTCGCCTGCGCTGACTGCGCCAGGGCGATCATCGGGGCCGAGGTCCGCGAGGTGGTCGGCTCGGTCGCCGCCCGCCAGGCGACGCCGGAGCGGTGGGAGAAGGAAATTCAGTTCGCCGAGGCCATGCTGCGTGAGGCTGGCATCGCGATGCGGTGGCTCGCGGAGCCGCTGGGGGTGACGATTCGATTCGACGGCAAGGAGCTGCAACTGTGATCATCGGTCTATGCGGGCAGGCAGGGTGCGGGAAATCGACGGCTGCGGCTTTTCTGGAGCGGGAGGGGTTCGTGCCGCTGGCGCTCGCCGCGCCCCTCTACGAGGCTCTGGCGGCCATTACGGGCCTGCCCGTCGAGACGCTGCAAGACCGGGCCACGAAGGAACTGCCGATCCCCGGCATCGGCAAGTCGCCTCGCTATCTGCTCCAGACGCTCGGAACCGAGTGGGGGCGCGGCATGGTCGGCCAGACCATCTGGATCGACCGGCTGATGCGGCAGGTCGAGCACTGGACGGCCGCGGGCCGCGGCGTGACGGTCTGCGACGTACGCTTCAACGACGAGGCCGAGGCGATCCTCGCCGCCGGGGGCAAAATCTGGCGCATCTACCGCTCCGAGCACTGGATCGGCGGCGAGGCGGCGAGGCACTCCAGCGAAGCCGGCATCGACGAGCGTCACATCAGCCGCCGGATTTACAACGACGGCGATCTCGACGCCTTCGAGGGGCAGATAATGACGGCGCTGGCCGCAGAACGCCACTGCGAGAGACTACTGGCTGTTACAATGTAATAAGACCCGTGACACGCCACGAGCGGCCCGCCGAGGCCCGCAACGCACTGGGAGGTGCAAATGTCTGAGCCGAAGATTCGTCGCAAGTTTAAGAGCGTTCCCGTCACTCTTTCGACGGCTACGCAGATCGCCACGACCCTCCGCTGGGATGACGTCGCCGGCGGCGCCCTCTTGATGGGAACGTCGAGCACGAACGTGACGACGCTCCAGCTCTGGGCCAGCGACCGCGTCGATGGCACCTTCGGCCGGCTTCGCAAGGTAGACGGCTCGGCCGCAGACCTGACCCTGTCGGCGTCTTCGACGGAGCCGCGGATTTACGCCCTGCCCGACGAGACGTATGGCTGCGGGGCCATCAAGATCGTGTCGGCCAGCACGAACTCGACGTCGGCATCCTGCGTCGTCCTCCTCAAGACGTGAGCGGGAGGAAGCAGAAGGTGACGGCAGAAACGAAGGATACGCTGTTCGGCATCTTGGAGAGGTGGGGTCTTCCTACCCTCGCCGCGATCGCGCTGGCCTGGTTCATCAGGTCGGATTTGCTCCTCCCGTTGCTCGAGGAGCACCGGCTGACTTTGAAGGAAGTCAGGGAAACGCAGCGGGAGATCGCCGAGGCCGTCACCGAGCAGACGAAACTGCTCTACGCCCTTCAGCCGAAGAGCGGCGACCGGGCCGTCACGGTGAGGGCGGTCGAGTCGGATTCGCAGCCGAACTAAGGCCTTACATCCCTTACGGTAGCGCACTTCCATGCCTATGTCGCCTAGATTGCTTCGCCCGCGAGCCTCTGGGGCGTCTGCAATTTTTGCCACCGACGCAGACGCGCGGGCCTACATCGCAGCGGTAAACGCAGCCGATGGGCAACCGCTTGAACAGGCCACGCAGCTTGCCATCGACGCCTTTGTGATCGGCTGCAAGGCAGACGGCATCTGGTCGGCCATCAAAGCCTCCTGCATTTTGATGGGCGCTCGCACGCTGTCCGGTGCGTTGACGCCGCTGGTCGGGGCGGCACCGACTAATTTCAACTTTGTTTCTGGAGACTACAACCGCAAGACGGGGCTGGTCGGAAACGGATCGACTAAGTACCTGGACAGCAACAGATCGCTCAACAGTGATCCCCAAAATAATTTCCATCTTTCTGTTTACATAACCACTGGTGGTAACAACCAGGACTACTTAGGAGACTTTGCATCAGGCAATGGGAATTTGCTCCAGCTGTTCAACAGCACTCACTTCGCATACGCCAGAGGGGCGGGAGTTATAGCCCGCACATCGCAACCAGGTTTTTTTGGGGCCGCGCGATCAACGTCGTCTGCATTTACGGCGCGCGGTTTCGGTAGCGACGCCACAAACACATCCGCCACCAGCGTCGCGCCGCCAAGCAGGAACTCATTTGTTTTTGCCCGTAACACCCCAGGCGGCGCATCTAGCCATTCCGTAGCGAGACTTGCCTTCTACTCCATTGGCGAATCGCTATCGCTCGCGGCTTTAGACTCACGCCTGACTACGCTCTACAACGCCATCGGAGCCGCGATCCCATGAAGTTGGGTGACCTGACGCTCCCGATCAGCTACGAAGACGCCCGCCAGTTGGCGTTGGTGTTCACGCCGCAGCTTGCCGGTCGGCTCGCGGAGCTACACGCCCAGCATGGCACGCAGAAATGCGTGCCGGTGCCTAGCGTGCTGGCCGATGGGCGGCTCATGCTGTGCGCCGACGTTCTGACTGAGATCGAACCCGGTGGCCTGCTCCACGCCATGTGGGAGGCAGCGGACAAAAACGTCCTGAACGCGGCGGTAGAGGTGCTGCCTTGGGCCGAAGCGGTGGCGTTGCTGCCGCCCGATCCGCCGATGGGTGAGTGACTTTACACCCACAGAGTACAGACGCGCGGGGCTGAACGAGCGTTGACCTAGTTGACCCATCGCA